AGATGATGTTCCGCTTGTTGTTGCTGAACCTGTATATACTTCACCTGTTGCTTTAATGTTAGAAGCCGTAATAGCATCTATCACTGCAACGTCGTTAACTGTTGCGGCGTTAACAAATATTTCATCATGTTCGCAACTGATTTGATATAAACTACCAAATGCTTGTGTTCCACTTGTTGGAACAATCACAACACTATTTAAGTAAGGTGTAAGAGTAGTATGTAAGTAAGCACTTAGCTCACTAAAGAAAAATGTTTCACCAAAGTCCCAGTTTTCAACTGCAAAGTATTCATTAAGTGCCATAACTAGTTTTGATTTAATTTCACTGTCACTAATACTGTAACCTGGATTTTTAACTACTTTAAAACTTGCACGGAGATTAGCATCTGCTTTTAAACCAAACAGTGGCTTAAACTTTGCACTATGCATTACAAGTGCATCACTTAAACTTTTGTAACCTTCTAATGAGTTGAACTGACTTCTTAAACTATTTACTGTTGGCTCTGCTGGCAAACTAATAGTTGCAGTTGTGTCTTGTACATACTCAACATATGCATCACTGTAGTTTTGTGTCAGTAAGTATATGTCAATGATGTTACCCGGACTTGGGTCAATACGTCTATCGTTTGGTGCATGGTGTGAGTAATGAAACTTAATTGCATCACGTCCTACACGCACTTGGTAATCAAGACTTTCAACTGCTAATTTTGTTCCAGTTGAATTGCTTATTACATAAAATTTATCTTCAGTTACTGCATACATTACTTGATTTGGTAACAAGTTACTAATTTGTGCATCAATGGCACCTTTTGTTTCATATGTATGATTTACTGTACCGGCTGGCATTGCTACATACTTGTCAAAGTTATCATAGTCTGCTTGTCTCTTTAAAAATACAAACTTTCTATCAGCAACTGGTCCAGTTGGATCATCAGTGCCAACTACCATGTCAAAAATATCTGGATTGTCAATAATGCCGTCATCATCCTGATCAGCAAACGTTATTAAAATCTTTGTGTTGTCATTGTAACCATCAGACTCAGTTACAACATTGTAAACGTTCCATTCAAGATCTCTTATAAGAGGAGACGCAGTTACTGGATCTGCATTTACACCTAATACACTAATTGTATCTTTCTTTGTAAGTCCTGTTACTGGATCATAAACTTTGCTTGTCTTGTCGTGATAGAAACGTGTTTCCTGCTCACTAGTAAAGAAGTATTCAAGTCCTCTATATGTAACTGTGTAAGTGCTTCCGTCTGTTGTAAACTTAATTAACCAACTAGCATCTTTGTTTGTAGTTGATGTGTCTTCTGAAAAGTCTCTACTAAAAGTATTGCCTGTGCTTATGTCTCTATTTTCAATAACATACCAAACGTTATCTAAATAATCAAAACCTATTGCAAAGTTTTTATACTGTTTAATGTTTGTAAAAAGTGTACTTTCAAATGCACCCGGTAAGTCTGACTTAAAGCCAGGTAATATAGTTTGTGCTATTGCAGTTGATGGAATGTTTTCATTTAATCTAATTGCACCAGTTTGTGCAGTTACTAGTCCATCAGCGGCACCTATGCCATTGTTATTAATACTAACAATACCGCTATACACATTTTTCATACTTCCATAGTGATTTGGTTCACCGGACATTAATGTTCCGTTTTCCATAAAGTGCTTACCTGTCGGCGCCGCAAACTTTAACATGCCACCTACTTTAACAAAACTTCTATTGTTACCTGATGAAGTTCCTATTTCTAGTACTTCTCCTGCATCGTTAGTAAAGTATCCAGTACTATAGTTGCTACCAAAACTTATACGGTTCCAGTTAACATTACTTCCTGTTAATGCTTTACGTTCGTAGTTTGCAAAGTAAAAATGTTCCATTTCATTACTACGAAGTAAGGGCTCAACAGTATTTTTAAGTATGTTAAAAATATCGTTATCTGTAACCCATGTAAATGTTACATTGTTTAAAAATTCGTTTCTGTATAACGCACCATCGTTAGCATATATGTTTGTACTAGAATACTTTCCAGTTACATCTTTAACATCTAAGTATCTACTAATACCACTACTTGTTCTGTTAATTGCTTTACTTTTAATAACGTTATTAAAATTAGTTAATGGAAAAATATTATAGTCTTCACCATTAATCATTCTGTTTTGTGTGTAATACTGTTGTGGTGCTTTTGATTTAATATCTGCGATTGTATCTCTTGCACTTGCATTATCAATTGTATATTGTAAACTTAGTCCTACACTTAGTTCTTCAATTGATCCAGTCTTACTAACGTAACTTATATTAAGTTTTAATCCGTTAATATCATTTGGCTTAATACGATATGATCTTCCGTTACTTGTACGATAGAATGTACGGAAACTACCATTTGGAATATCTGAAAATACTCCATCTCCAAATACTAAATCAACTTGATCATCTGTTCTACTGTTAACTGCAAACAAAGAACGTACACTTTCACTTAAACTATTATAGATAACATTGTTACCAGTTATAGCAGGAACCTTAGTCCATTCTGTGCCAGCATCTGCGTTTGCATCAAGGTTAAACAACCATACATCATCATTGTTAATTCCGTTAACATCAATACTAACAACACGATTTGACAAAGCAGTATTCAACTGAAACTCTGAAGTTTCAAGTGTTCCTTGCTTGAAGTAAAAGAAAAATCCAGTATTACTTGATCCTGCTCCTTTACCATCTTGTCTGTAAAATGTATTAAATGTATCACCGGGTCTAGGTGCTGCTTCATAAACATAATCCTTGCCCTGAAATGTACCATTAACAACTTCAAACGTCATACTCTGTCCGGCAACATCTGCAACAAACGGTACAACAGGAATTGTATCTGGTATTAAATTAATTTCATATATTTCAGTAGTAATTCCGCTTAGTGTTCCTTTTAAGCCAGGATTACCAAAACTCTGCGAGCTTGTCATAGCGGCATTTAATATTACTGCATAGTGTTCTAAATAGTCTGGGTTTGTACTATCGTTCCAAACAATAAAACTATCTGCTAAATTTCTACCTGTACTATCAAACACGCTTTCACTAGTTTGTATACTTGTAATTTTTAACATACCACGTGCAGGTTGATTACGTTTCGGATGATAACTTAATAACTTTGCTAAACGTAATACACTATCACGACGTTGTGCAGTTTCTAAGAAGTTTTCTCTTGCATTAAGATCTTGTCTAAAAGCAAGACTTTGTCCAAAGTATGCAATAAGATCCATAAGTGCAATAAATTCACTACTCTCAATGTAGTCATTAAAGTCTTCAGGATAGTTATTGCGAAGATACTGTACCATAGTGGTACGAAGTGTTTCAAAGTCATAACTTTGAAAATCTGCGTCTTTGAATGTTTGATAAATCTTTGTCCAGTCTTCTGAAACAAATAAACTATTTTGACGTTCACTAGTGCTCATTTAAATATACCCAGTTCCTTATATTGTAGTATTTATGCGTTTTATAAAGTGCGTATATTATTAAGCAGTTGCTTTTCCACTTTGACTATCAAACGTAACTACCATGTCTTCGCTATAGTCACCATCGGCATATGCTATTGCTAACTCTACTTGCAGCCCATGTTCATACTCTGCAACATCTAACGATCTTAATACTATCCTCGGATCTGATTCAACAATATTCTGCAAGTTTTCAATAACTGCATATCTTACTTCATCAGTAAAAGGATCAAAAATGTAATCCCATATTATACAACCAAACTCAGGATTCATTAATCGTTCGCCTAATCTTGTATTAAAATGATTAATTAGATCAGCACGAATTAATACTTGGTCTGTTGCCGCAGTATCTACAAAATCTCTTCCAATGCTTGTGTAACCGTAATAGTTTGCCATATCAATATTTACCTATGCTTTTTTACTCTTCTGCAAGTCTATCAGGACTAGCAGTTACTATTTCTGCAACGTAAGGTGCCTTGTTTGCTATTTTATCACCTAGTCTTGCAACTGGTTTATCATTAGCAAGTACGTTAGGACTGCCTGTAATAATCTCACCGTGGTGTCCACAGTCAGTTAAAACTAAGTCACCTAATCTAGCAGTACCTTTATTGTTTGTTATGTCGTCTGGACTTGCAGTAATAATAGTGCCACCAATTTTTAATGGAATATGACTAGGGTGACTGCACGTTCCAAATGTTCTATCACCGAGTCTTGCTACTGGTCTTCCCATTATGCCGCTCCTGTGTCAGTCCATTTGTTAGAAATACTATTCCAAGTTTTCCTAGCAATAGATAAGTTATTACTTGGTCGAGGTGCTTCTTTTACTGATCTGCGAGATGAAACATTGGCAAAGTCATCAACCCCAAATGCATTATTTAAATCTGTCTCAGTTCCGTATACTCTTGTTGTTCTTGCCATTTTTGCAAATGATTCGGTTGTTTCAGTTATGCTATTAGCAATGTCACTGAACGAGCTTAGATCTGAAAGACTTGTAATTTTTACATCAACGTTTTCTACAATGTCTCTAAAACCTTGCAACTTGTTAACTCCATCAAAGCTCAATGCTCCTGCTGAGTCAACTGCTTTTGAAACTCCTGGAAGTGATAATCCTTTAGTTGCCGCCATTGCTCCGTCAATGCCTGCAAACTTACCAATAGAACCACTAGGGTCTCCCATACTAAGTGCATCACCTAAGTTTCCTGGTGTTTTAATTCCTTGTGCTTTTATAATATCAGTTTCTAGTCCCATACTTAATTTGTCTTTGTTACCTACTGATATTTCTCCAAGTTCTGCTTGTGCTTCAAGTATAGCCGCATCAAGTTTTGCAAGTGCTACCATTTCAGCAACACTTCCATCCTTTAATGATTCAAGTCCACTAGCCATACCGTTTACACTGCTTAGTGCAACACCGGCTACTGCTTTCATATTCTTAGTTGCTTTGCCTACTGCCGCACTAAGACTGACTGGAATAAGCGGACCTCCAAATACAGGAATGTCTGCACTTGGATCTGGTGTTCCTGTCTTAGCCTCAACTACTTTTTCTTTACCGTTTGGAAAACGTTTGTCGATGTCAGCAGTTCTGCCATACATCATTACTTGTGTTTTATTGTACTCAACCTCTTTGCTTGGCAACTTATAATCAATATTGAAGTTAACAACTTTAAGGTTAGGCTTTATCATGTAATTTTTTAATGCCATTATAACGCTATTTTCTCCACTTCTTCTTCAGGTATCTCTTCAACTTTTGCACCGTAACGTTTATTCAACTGTGCTTCAGTTCCGTATACTCTAATTAATGTTGTCTTTTCTTCAAACGGACTTTCGCCTGCTTCTTCATTTGCACTTAGGTTTCTTACTTGCAATGTTTCAACAACATCTCTAAAAGGCTTTTTACGATCAATATTAAAATTAACAAGTGTGCCATTATCTTGTATACGTCTAGTGTGTCTTGGCACTTTACTTTTAACTTCTTTAGTTGCTTCGCCTACTGTTCCACTTGCTTCAAACTTACTGTTGAGCATTGCTTCTTGTATTCCTTTACAACTTAATCCGCCTGTAACACTAACCATGTCACCTAATTTTTCAACACACACGTTAAGTTTTTCTTCTGCTTTTGTCATTGCATCTGCAATAGCATCACCTGGTGTTTTCATTTCTGTAATAGGATCGCCAAACTCATCATACGTTGGATGTCCGTCATCATCCATTACAGGTACAGGAATCATTATACCACTTCCTGCTGATGCATTTACTTTAGTTGCTTTACCGTCAACTGCATCCATGTAATCGATAAATGCTTGTTCAAGTTTTGATTTCATCTCTATCTTGCCAGCATCAGTTAGTTTTGTTAGTAATGCGTTTACTTGATCAATCTTGCTAGTTGCAGTTTCTTTAGAAGCAATTATACTACTCATTGCTTCAGTTAACTGTCCTGCGGCGTCTTGTGTCTTTGTTAACATTTCTGCAGTCTTTACTTCTGTTTCAGCAGCCGTAATTGCAGTTTTAATATCTGGTGTAATTGCGCCAATAGTTCCCATAATGTTACAGGAATCTCCGCCTAGTTTAAGTGTTTTGTTTGCACCCTCTGTTAGTTTTGTTAAGTTGGTTGCCACGTCGGCATCCATATCAAAGTTAAATGCTCTACCGGCAAAATTAAATGGCATTATTCGTCTCCTCTACTCCAAGGCTCATGTTCTGGAACCACATTGGCAATACTGCTTAGTACATCTTTGTTATTGTTAGATCCTACTAAATCATTTGTTGTCGGTGTTGACGCAACTGTTGCCTCTGGTCCGTTATGATGTATGTCACTATCTAATGCAGTGAACTTTTGATCTTCAGCAGTTCTAACATGCAAAGGTCCTTCACTTTGTATATAAGTTCCTTTTTCACTTACTGCATCTATTGTTCCATCCTCAGCATGTATTTTTACTGCGGCTTCTTTTGATTTTATATTTACGTTCATGTCTGCTTCTAAATTAATATTACCACCTGCTTGTACATTAAATGTTCCTTCGCAATGTACACTAAAGTTTCCTGCACTATAGGCATTTGTATTTCCAGTGTTGTCCATTTCAATCCAAGCATTACCACTTGCAGTTGCAACATATACAATACCTTTTTTATCGTCCATTAAGATTTGATGTCCTGTACTTGTTCTTAAACGAATCAAGTTACTATCACCTTCAACATCGCCGTCGTCCATAATAAACATGTGACCTGGCAAACGTTCCTTAACTTTTAAATCTTCTTCAGTTGCAGTTCCTTCTTCCATTCGTTCTTTTAATTGAATGTTAGTTGCTGGATCAGTGTGTACAGATCTTCCCGGAGTGCTTATTCCATAAACTGAACTATTGTTTTCTCTTTGACTACTACTAAAACTTTGTCCACGTACTGTATCGTTTAATAACCCTTGTTGTTTAAATATTTTTAATAAAGGAATATTAACTGGTCTTTGTAGTACACCTAGTGTGCTTCTAGTTTCATCTTTAAATTTTGGGTTTCTTTCAATAACCGGTAAAATATCTCTGCCAGTTTCTGCTGCTGGTAAAATATCAAATACTTTTGGATCTTCAATCCAGTTTTTACTACTAGGAATACCTGGAGTCATATGATTACTCATATCATCAATCAAGCAACCTATACAAACACCTTTATCTTTAACACCTTCAAGAAAAGTTACAACAACTCTAACTCCTGGATCAGGTGGCGACATCCACATTCCGTAACTGTATATGCCATCAAGTTGATCTTTACCTATATTGTCTTTATCTGTTTTGCCGTAGTATGGTGTACTCCATTGTATTGGTATCCAACTGTTTGTTGCTTGTTCAGGACCGCCAAATGCTGGAATGTATACTTCAATACGTCCTGTTCTTAACACGTCACTGTTGTTTTTAATAATACCTTCATAAGGACCTGGATCAACAATCTGACGTTTTTTCATTACGTCGAGGTCTGGATCAATCCTATTAAAAAACTGTTGTGTGGTTGTACTCATGTTGCTATTGTCCTAGCACTTTTAAGCAGATTTGTTCCTGCTTTTTTAGCCTTTGCTATAGTGCCTGGTTTAGGTGACCAACCACCTGTAATTGCTTCTACGCCTTCACCTATGCTATTAACATCACCGGGTGGAAATGCTTTTCCTAAACTACCTGCTTTGTCTATTGCATTCTTAACTGCATTGGATCCTGTTATTGTTTTATCAAAACTATCAGGTTCTAGTTTGTTGGCTGCACTAAATGGGTTACCAGGACTATTATTTTGTATTGCTTTTGTAAGTTGAGATTTAATATCCGGAGTTTGTTTAATTTTTAAATCCACACGCTGATTAATTTCTTTTACACTTTCGACACGCTTCTGGCCCTCAGACTTATCAACAAAATCAGATAACTGTCTGCCTCTTTCTCTAATTGCTTTTATACTCTGTGTAAACTTACCACCTGTAAATTTACTATCAACTTCAACGGCTTTGTATATGCCATTCATAGTAGGTGCAGTAACTTCTGCAAGTCCATCTTTGTCATGTCCAAATCCGCTATACAATCCTGTTTCGGTATTAATATCTTCTGGGTTTCTAAATGATAATGACAAATGCCACTCTCTGTCTGGATTTAAAGATTTATCATCTGGAAAGTAAGTTGGTGCTTCTGATGTAGCATTGCTTACTATTCTTAAATCTTGTGATTGTATAAAAGCAGGATCTCCTATAATTTCAAGAGATACTTCAATTAAATCTGCACCTGTTGAAAATACATCTTGCATAAAGTTATCAACAATCATTGAACGTGGGTCGCTTCTAGGATCGCTTATTCCTTTTGAACTTCCAACATCTATTACTGCTTCTTTATTAAATGGAGCAATAACACTAACTGAGTTAGCATCTGTCTTGGCTAAATTACCTGCGGCAAAATCTGATGGATCATATGCAGACTTTTGTGTTGGAGACTTTTTTGCCTTTTCTGCAATTTGATATAAGTTTTTTTGGTAATACGCACTATTAAACTGAATGTCAAAATTTAATATGTCGTTGTTCTGTCCTGTGTATAGGTATTTATAATCTTTAACAACGTCCTTAATAGGTGCCTGACCAAAGTTTTCAAAGTCTTTACCGTGCATGTTATACTTTTTAATTGTATAGGTCATTTTTCTTGCAAAGCAATTTCGCTTTGTGTCCCACTTATCTAGTAGTGTAATCTTAGGAACAATTCTGTAAAAGTTAATTGGTGTGTCTTCATTTTCTTTATACTGACTAAATTGTTTGTCAGGTACTAATTGCAAGTTATCGTTCTTAACTTGGTTTGTCATATATGTGCTTGTTCTCATTATACTGTGAATACACTGTATTAGGTTTGTACCTGCACGTATTGAATAAGACTGCTTTGACTCATTATAATTAAAGTTTTTTAAGAACTGACCTTGTGCCTTTTTAGCAGGATCGTTTTCATTTTTAATTTTTCTATATTCAACAACATCTTGTAATGTAATAGTTGATGTAGAAATATCAGGATCTACTACAAATTCATATTCGTCAGCGTATAGTTTAGTTCCTTGTTTTACTTGCTCTTTTTCAATTAAATTAAAATAACCTGCAAGTCCACCTTGTACAACGTCTGATCTGATTGCGTCTACTATATCCTCTGGGTCGCCCATTGGATTTGTTATCTTCTTTCTGTACTTGGTAAATGTTGTAATATCACTAGTTAGAAATTCTCCAATAGTAGTTGCATTAACTTTAACATCAGTTTTAATTGTTGCTTTAGTATTTTCTAATGCTAAACTATGATAAGGTACACATTCAATGTTGTAAACTGTGCCTGCCTCAGTTGCTCCAAACGTAAACTTTTTTATTTTTATAGGAATATATCTTGTTGATTCAGCGGATGCTTTTTCAATTAACACGCCGTCTTTGTCATATCCTTTAAAACTTACTTTTAACAAATATGGTTGATTAGTATAGTTATAACCGCCCATTTCTTTAGCTGCCATTACAAGTCCGTTGAGTAATGTCATTCCGTATGGTTCTGTAACTGTAAAACTAACTT